TGCGCTTTCAGCAACGCAGAAAATGTCCGCTGTACTGCGTGTTTTCGCTGCTCCTGGTGGGGCTGGGAATAATACATTGGACGCAATCATTGCCTCTGACAGTGCCGAGGATTTTAGTGGGTCACCAGCGACGAAAATTTCCTTCACTCAGTTAACACAGAGCAGTGTCGCACTGTCAGAGGCACTTACCGTTGACGGTGCTGAATCGGATACATGGTGGAGGGTTCAATTTACTTATGCTGGGGCTGGTAGCAGAACATTTAACGTCGCTATATCACTGGGTATTTCGGACATATAAGGAGGAATTATGGCTAGAACTCATGGGAAGAACGTCAATTATGCATTCAACTCGGTCAACCTGGAAGGCGAATTGAGCCAGGTGGTTCAGACCGTTGACGTAAGTGCCACAGACATCACGTCATTTGCGGATGTATACCAGAATTCTCTGGCGGGGAAGAAATCCGTCACGACTGAAATCACTGGGTCATTCAACCCCTCCGCAGGTGGAGGGGATATCACGCTATACAACAACATCAACAATGGAGCAGCTGCCACGTCAGTTTTTGACCCCACGGGTAGCGGCCCTGGCACTAATGACCCTGAGTTCCAATGCACTGCATCGGGCTTAACGGGCGCATTGGTATCCTCGTACAGAATGTCGTTTCCTGTTGGTGATAAGGCCTCATATACGGCCACAATCCAACACAGCGGTCTAACAACTAGAGCGGTATCATAAGGAGGAATCATGGCTAGAACACATGGAAAGAATGTTGACATTGCGTATGCAGGCGTAGCACTGGAAGATGAAGCGAGTAACGTGACGCTGGACTTCAGCGTTCCAGCGAGTGATATCACATCATTTGCCGATACTTATCAAAATAGCTTGGCTGGTAAACCAGCGGCAACATTGTCCATTGATGGATTTTTAGACCCAGCTGGGAGTCAAGGCGATGCAACCATATTCGGTGACCTGGGAGGAGCAGCCCAAACCTGGGACTTCGAGCCTGATGGAACCACGGGCTACAATGGCTATGCTATTATCACCAGTTACAGAATAACGGCTCCAGTGGATGGGGCAATTACTTATAACGTAAGTATGAACCACAACGGCACAGCAGCCGCAGCTGATGCAGCCGCACCAACCAGAGCATAACTTAAGGAGATAAATGGCTAACACAGAGACTCCACGGAAGTCCAAAATTGACCCTGTACGGGTGGCATCTGATGACTGCGCTATAAGCGTGGGACGAGTTATGGTGGATGGTGTAATTACCGAAGCTGGCACTCAGAACTTCGTACATAAGGGCGAATGGGTAGACATCATTCCCGTACAGACTATGCGGGAGACTATGGCAATAACTCGGCTGATGGGTGGAGGAGAGAGCGAATCAACCATAGATGCCGCCCGTCGATTAACTGCACCGTTTGAAGAATTGTGCGAGGTTCTGGCGAAGCGGGTCATGGATTGGAACTGGACGGATAACTGGGGCGACCCAATGCCGAACCCACAAGATGACCCTGGTGTCCTGAGAGATTTGTCCAATGACGAATTGTTCTGGCTTATCGGGGCGGCTCAAAACGGAGCAGGGACAGACCGAAAAAACGACTCCACGCCCTAGCTCAATGGATATTCGGTGAGCCAGGGCAAGTCGAGCAACCGCCAGAGGTGGCTATAAGCATTATTTGTGCATCGTTTGGGTGTACGCCAGATGTGGCGTTGGAGCAAGACCCTAAATGGGTATATGCCATTATGGATTACAGGTTGGCACAATCGGCAAAGGAATTACAAAACAGCAAACAGGCTACGGACATGAGCGAGGGACAGGCTCAAATGTTAAACGATTTGGCGGGAATGTTGAGGGACGATTAAATGGCTGATGCCGCAACGTTATCGGTACTACTGAACGTCAATGACCAGATGACTGGGGAACTGAAGAAGGCTGAAGGGGTGCTTCAGCGCAATGCGGCAACATTCCGCAAAGTGGGTATTGCAGCTACGGCGGCGGGTGCGGCGGTAAGTGCTGGAATGTTTATAGCTGTTAATGCGGCTTCAAACTTGGAGGAATCCACCAACGCTGTCAATGTCGCTTTTGGTTCGGCTGGAAAGGTTATTACAGATTTCGGTAGAACTGCATCTAAAACGGCAGGGATGTCCGCCGCTGACTTCAATCAATTGGCAACGACCACTGGAGCCATGCTTCAAAATTTCGGGTCATCCGCAGACGAAGCCGCACAACAGACAATTGAATTGTCTCAACGAGCGGCTGACTTAGCCTCAGTCTTTAACACCGATGTAAGCGATGCGATGGCAGCTATCCAGTCGGGTATGCAGGGGATGGCGTTGCCGTTGAGACGGTACGCTGTGGACGTAACTGAGACATCACTTGAACTGGAACGGATGGCCCAAGGCATTGAAAAGACCGTTGCTGAGATGACTATGCAGGAGAAGGCGCAGTTACGACTGTCTGCCATTATGAGTCAATCCGCTAAGGTGGCAGGTGACTTCGTAAACACGAACCAGTCCTTCGCAAACAGCATGAGGATTATTAAATCCGACATCACGAATCTATCGGCAGAGATTGGCGTTATGTTGTTACCAATTATCGCCACAGTTTTGGGAGTTGTGAGGAACGTCGTTGATGTAATGCTTGAATGGACAAGGGCCAACCCAGGGCTGACCAAGGTTCTCGTTCTGGTGACGGCTGCTGTTGGTGGGTTGCTCTTGGTATTAGGCCCGTTGTTGGTAATGTTGCCTGGCATTGTAGCAGCGGCTCCAGCGGTGGGAGCCGCACTGACCGTTATGTTCGGCCCTGTTGGGGTAGCCGTTGTGGCGGCGGCAGCACTAATTGTAAGTCTTGGATTTATAATTACCAAATTAGCAGATATTGGAGCAGTATCTAGCCAAGGCTCTGATGAGATGCAGAAATTGGTAGAGGCGAGTAACCTTTTTGCAGACGAGGCATTACCAAGAGTATCGAAATCCGCATCCGATTTTCAATCAGAACTGGAAGCAATTAACAGACTGGGTGAGAAATTCCCTGAGTGGGCGAATGATATGCGCCAATCTCTTGTGCAATCGTTAGACGCATCCTCATCGTCCGTGAGTGATTTAGAAGCCGAAATGATGGAACTTGGGTTGACAATAAAAAACACGTATGAAACATGGAGAAGCGAACAAGAGCATACCTCCTCTATCATTACCGATATGATAGGAGAAGAGGGGGCCGCCCTAGCAAAACGGTTTGAAGAAGAAGAAAAACAACGTGCGACTATATTGGCAGAACAAAGGTCAATTTCCTCTCAGATTCAAGGATTTAAGAATCTAGAAGCAGAGGCAGTTGACGTTGTGACATCAGCTTATACACGTCAAACTCAGGCGGTACAGGGATTGAGTGCTGAATTTTCTAAAGCATCCAATATGGTAGAACAGCGTGCCGAACAGTTTAGCCAACAGCAAAAGCCTTTCAGGTTAGACCCTGGTATCTTCGGGCCTGCCGATGGCTCGCAGGAGATGTCGCCAGCTGTGATGGCAATGCTAATGGGGAACTTTAATGAAGGGCTGAAAGGCATTATGGGGGGCGGCGTAGTAAACCCAGTACCCGACTTCAAGCACGGCGGTATAGTCCCAGGCAGAGCAGGGGTTCCCGTTCCTATCATTGCACATGGTGGGGAGGAGTTCTTGGGCGTTGGTGGAGGGCGTGGAGGGGCTAGAGCCGGTGCAATCATTAACGTGAATTTCAATGGCCCTGTGTTCGGAGAACAGGACTTGAAAGATAGGGTTTCAGAGATATGGCTGGACGTGGCGAGGGCAGGTGGTTTTGAAGGGGTGCTATGAGTGAAGCTGTATATAAAATCTTAGTGGACTGGAACGGTGACGGCGATTTCGTAGATGCTAATGAAGACATCACAGATGACGTGATGAGTTTGGAAATGAACCGTGGTCGGGATTACGCCTCGCAATTAACAGGTCGAAGTACGGCTGGGTCAATGACAGCCACTCTGGAAAATAGCAGTGGGAAGTACAACTCTTTCAATACGTCATCAGCCATCTTTGGAAGTATTCTTCCTGGGCGAGCGGTGCAGGTTCGGACTGATGGCGGGCAATTCCCGTACACTTTTCCTCATTTCTTTGGCAGCACTTTGTGGACGGGGTTTCTGGATAAAATCGAACCCCAGCCATCGCTCCATAATGCACATCGTGCCATTCTTCGGGCGACAGGGCCGTTGGCAAAAATCAGTCAGAAAAAAATAGACGTGGCCATGACCACAGATATTCTCACCAGTGATGCAGTGGATGACGTGCTGGATGCGGCTGGGTGGCCTGCGGGTGATAGGGAGATTGCCACGGGGCTGACCACTATGAAACGGTGGTGGGCTAATGGCAAAGCCATAACCGCACTCAGGGAAATAGAGCAATCTGAGAACGGGTTCGTCTGGGAGACGAATGACGGCAATATAGCGTACAACGACCGGCAGTTCCGAATGACAAATGCAAAGTCTTTAACGTCACAGGCGACATATAGTGATGCTGGAAATACTGCATATTCTACCATTGAACAAGCCGACCCAATCCGTGAAATCTTCAACATCGTTGATTCTGGAGTCCAGACCTACACAGTAGGCAGCTTGGCTGTTCTGTGGACACTCTCTGAATCGGGAGCCAGTTCCCCTCTGATAGAGGCTGGGGCGACCCGCACATGGGTGGGGAGCTATCCAAACGCCTCCAGTGCCGTTAACGCCGCATCTGTGAACGCATGGACGACATTGGT